TACCCACACTTTGCGGAACACCCGCCTTTTTTGCAAACTTAGGGTTGTTAGCCACCGCTTGCATGAATCGTTCTTGCTTTTTACTAACGGCTGGCATTAGCACATCCTGCCTTTTGTCTTACCACGCTGAGCAATACCGTCACCGCGAGAAGAAGCAGAACCACCACCAGCCATCTTCTTAACCTTACCGCCTTTTTTATAATGTCTACCGCCTTCGTTTTCAAAAGCAGCTTCTTCAGGACTGATGTTGCGTACAGGAGACCTCATACTGCGATCTTCTTTGCCTTTAGACAGTTCACGCTCTTTACGCTGTTGTTCAGAACGCTTCATGCCAGATAGAAGAGCCGCGCCCCCAAGACCGACAGCAGCAGCGCCAAGACCAGCGGCAACACCTCTGCTACGTTTATCTTCCTTGCCAACATCCTCATAGCCTTTGCCCACTTTTTCATCGGATTTGTCCTTTTTAGGAACACCGGAATCCATACTAGCTTTAGGAGACTCCATCTCAGTAGAGTACTTCTTGCCGTTCCACTCGAAAGTTTTTTTACCTTCTTCACGAGCGTCTTTAAATGCTTCTTTAAAAGTACTACCAGAAGCGTCGTAGTGCATTTTCTCAGCCATGATTAAGCCCTCGTCTTTCCACGAATTGCGCAGCCATCTGCACGGGCTGACGCTGATTTAACTGAACCACCTGAAGCCATTTTCTTAACCATGCCACCTTTTTTAATGCCATAGCCCAACTCATCAGCTTTCTCTTTTTTACGACCCTCTGCAACAAACCTTACCCTATCAGCCATTTTTTGCTCATTAGTACGGCGGTCCAAAGTCTTAGTAGCACTGTCGATTGTGCTTTGTATAGGGTTCTCTGAACGACCTTTAAATCTTGACCCTGAATTAGATGGCATACGAGTAGACTTAGTGTCTTTAGGAAAGCCAGAATCTTGACTTGCTTTAGGCTCAACTTTCTTAGCTACAACTTTCTTAGCTACAACTTTCTTAGCTGGCTTCTCGTCTATGTCTGCTTCTTCTCTTAAGAATGTCTTACCAGTAGGCTTATAAGGCTCTTCTGGTTCACTCTTCTTAATGTAGTCGGTTATCTGGCGACGAGGTTCTTCTTCTGATTTTGCTCTTGTATTGTACGAGGATGATTTATTTGCATCACCCACTGGTTCTGAGTCAACAGACTTAGGCGCTTCTTTCTTACCGCCAAACAAACCAGATAGTTTGCCTTTAACGTCGTCCATAGAGTAATAACGCTGTTCCGATGGGTTACGATCAAAAGGGTTAGCCTTACCAGCTACATACTTACGACCATCTTCTTCACGGTAATTTACTTTGCCACCAAGAATACCTTCGTCTTCTTTATCGTAGGTCTTACCACCTTCGTTAAACTTTTTCATTTTACGTTTCATGATTCATCCTTTGCCCAATGAGCTGATCAATTTTTGCCTCAAGGCGGTTAAAACGTTGATCAATGTGGTCAGTAATACGCTCAACTTCAGCTTTAGTGACGTTATCACGGGCGATCTCCTCACGAGTTCTGTTGAGCAAAATAGTAATACGCGCAAGCTCAGAGAACTTCTCGTGAGCTATGTAAGCAAATAATCCGGTGAACAGTGTTAGCCCACCAGTCCAAGCAATTGTAAGTTCCATATTAGTCAGCACTTCCATGCCCTTAAACTTTTATTGATGCGGCTATTCGGATCATTTGCTGTTTTCGCAGATGTAAGCTTCTTTTTCATACCTGACATACGGGCGCAGAACGACTCTTTCCTTGAACCGCCTTCCGGCTGGGGAGGTTTCAAATTCATGCCTTGCTTTTTCGCGGAGGCTCTCCCCTTGGCGTTCAAACCCCCAGCGGGGTTCTTGCCTTCTTTTCTCTGCCATGCAGGAGTCTTAGCCATAGAACACCGTTACTTTTGCCGATGTTGGTACTGTTACATGTACATCCGTTGTAAACAAAATACCTTCGCCGGGGATTAAGTTTGCAAATGGGTTGTTTGTGTTAGCAGGGACATTAAATTGCAGTCTAATAACGCCTGTTGCGCCACCGTCTCTAAAAATAATATCGCCAGCAGTGCCACCAGATAAACATTGGTAGCCCTTAACACGAGTGCGCCCCGTAACCATAGTGCCTGTCGCCTCAACGTGAGATGACTTAACGTCTGTTTGCATCATGATGATGCCTCCCTATTATTGTTGAGTAGCAGTAGGGTTAGCGTTGCCATTAGTGTCACGAACAACATACTGAATTACAACAGTAGCAGCACCAGTAGTTAAAGAAGTACCAGTAGCAGTGTAAGTAATTAAGTCGTCAGTAGTGCCAGTATTAGCAGCAAGAGCAGCGAAAGTAGAAGCAATCGTTACACTAATAAAGCCAGTTGAAGTAATAGTAGAAGCTGTAGCTACATCAGTACCACCGATAGTGATCTTTAATGTAGTAGCGGAGCTAAAGTCAGCAGACGTAATGATCTGAACGCCAGTAATTAACGAGCCAGCAGGGATTGAACCTAAAGTGCCAGTCAATGAATTAGTAAACGTGGTAAAAGTTACAGGAATGGTTTGGGCAACAACAGTTGCGCCTAAATTGCGAACAGTGCCAGCAGTGGTACCGGTTGTATTTTTAACAGTACCGAGCAGCCAAGGGCCTAGGTGTGTAGCGAAACCCATGATATATATCCTCACATGCGAGTTAAGTACGCCAATCTGCATGTTGCTAGCCGGGGCTATTTGACGTACCGGAAATCCCGGTTTGTTACTTTATACCATAAAAAAGGGGGGTCGTAACCCCCCTTTCATTACTTAGGCTGCGCCGGGTGAACCGTACATGCCAAGTGGATCAGACCAACCGAACGAATAACGCTCACGAGACTTGTAACGTACGTTACCTGTATCGAAATCACCATCCATTGAGTTAGCCAGTGGGCTACGAACAAAGTGCTTCATGCCGTTTGGAACGTCGGTGGTTAAGTACCAGCCGTTTGAGTCGGTCAAGAAGTGGTTGATTGTGTAGCCTTCTGGGATTGAACCATTGTTCTTCAATGCGTTTACGTCGTTGTCAGTAGTACCAACACGGAGTTCGGTCTCTAACAGGCGAGTTGCAACGAATTGCAGAGCAGGTGGAACGATCAATTTCTTAGGCTTAGCAGCGATCAACAGACCACGTTCATCAGTCCATGCAGCGATCTGAATAACAGCGTTTTCCAACGAAGTTTCGTTCAAGTCAGCAGCAGTTGATGGAGTGTTACCGTTGGTGCCACCAGAAACTAAAGGATGCGCAGTATTGAATAAAGATACGCCGTCGCCGCCTGTGTAGGCATTGCTGAAGCCATTGTTCAATACGTTTGCAGCTTTAACTTGCTTGGTATAAGACATTGCACGAGCCAAAGCCTTGGTGTAACGAGCTGATAACGAGTCATACAAGTTATCTTCGATTGCTTCTTCAGTTAAAGAGAAGCCCAAAGCGATTGTTTCGTGGTTGTAACGTGCTGTCCATGCTTCTTGTGCATTGTCGTAACGAATAGCAGAACCTTCGTTTTTGACTGGTGCAGCGCTGAAGCCTGACAGTTTTGTTTCTTCTTCGAAGCTACGTTCCGATGTTTCGGTTTCGTAGATTTCTTTATGCTCTTCGCCGTAGCGAGCATATTCCAAACCAAACAGAGCATTTAAGCCCGGTAAGAGTTCTTTAAGTAGTTGTGCGCGTGAAATAGCCATTATTTACTCCTTAAGCACCAGTGGCAGAATAGTAGCCATGCAGACTTTGGTTCAACTTAACCAAGACTTCTGGGTACTGGGTGAATACGATTGTTGAGCTTGCAACAAATGCAGTTGCAGGCGGCTGATTCAACACAACAGTAGTTGCGCCCGCAGAAGCAGCGGTATCAACAAATGAACCTGAAGCAATGATCTGACCATTAGCTGCAACTGAAGCAACGTCTGTTCCTACCGGTAACGCAAAAGGTATTGCAGAAACAGTGATCGTGTTGGTAGAGATACTTGAGTATGTTGCACTGCCTAAACTAACAGCAGTATCAGGAACAACACCAATTACACGTAATGGCAGAGTAGTTGTTACTGGGGTATCAGTAGGCGCTAAAACAGCATTTGCTGAATTACCAGTATTTGTGCTGCCAGTGTTGTTAATAGCGCTGACGTTGCAACCAACGATTGCGTTTGAGCCAGAAGCCATAACTACACCAGAAGAACAAACAGCAGCTTTAAACACTGCATCTGGATCATCAGATACGTAAGCTTGTGCATCGCCAGCCAGAGTACCAGAAGGCCAGTATTGGCTGAACTGCTTTTGCTTAGTAACAGGGCTAGTAAAAGTGCAGCCCAAGAAAATACCAACGGTTTGATTCAGAGTTGTGCCAGTAGTTACTGAAGCACGCTCTAAACGACCACGAGATAAAACAACAAAATCGCCGTAGAAAATGTCGGTTGAATAACCGTAAATGATAGGGTACATGCGGGTTGAACCTGCAAATACTTGACCACCAATCAAATTCACTGGCTGTAGGCCGTAAGGCTTGTCTACAACAGGATATGCCATATTTGACTCCAAAAAAAGTTTTAAATTAACCTTTACCAAACGATGTAGACGATTTGCGCTCCGCAAAGAGTGGCATACGTACATCGCTTTCTCGCATAAAGCTATTGTCAATTGCAGTCGTCTGAGCTTGTGTCTGATTCTCGAAATGTTTATTCCGTTGATCTACAAACTCTTGTGGCGTCTTGCACAACAATAACCCACCAATCTCAACGTTGTCTTTAAAACGACTGTTAGGATCAATTAGCAGTTGAAATCTTGGTTGTTCCGACACTTTCACAGGTTCCCATCCTTCGCGTAGCTTGCCTGACAAGTTGCGGGGATCGGCCTTATCTAAGGTCGAAATACGAATCCATCTATACGCAAAACCCGGCTGCTTATCCGGTTCTGGTAGTGTCTCAGCAGGCGCCCATTGCTTTGGACGTTCTACTTCTTTACGGGATTCAAGTTCACGAGTAAGTCTATTAGTAGTCATAATTATTTCTCCAGTTTAAGTACTTCACGAGCATATTGCTCCGGTGTCAGTCTAAATTTTTTCGCCAGCGCCGCTTGTGTCGCTGTCAACTTAATCTGCTTCGGAGCCGTACTCCGCTTAGCTGAAGCTACGACTGTACTAGGCTTACTTCTTTGTTGAGGTTTTGTCTCAACGTCCCTGTTTTCAGGGAAGGATTCTGGAAACCGTTTACGGATCGTTTTGTCGATGCGCTCGTAATAATCGTCAGTACCAATATATTCAGGGCCGTACTCACGATACAGTTTCATATGCAGACCCTTTGCCGCTTCGGTCATCTCCTCGTCCTTATTGAACCAGTTTGAATTCCGACGCTGCCATGCTGCATACTTTGGATCAGGTTGCTGCTGTCTGTTGTCAGCTTGTGATCTTTCCGGCAGTTTTACCTCAATTTCTTCGTCTTGTAAAGTGGGTTTAAAGTTTTTTGCACGATCCAACTTTAAACTAGCATTAGTTAAGGCTTGCTGTGCTTCAATTAACTTCTCAGAGTCGCCCGAATCATATGCTTCACGATACTCACGCTTAGCCATCTCGACTTCTTTTTCAGCAGAATCCTGCATCGTAGAGATGTAAACCTGCTCGCCAGACGCTAGGGTAGACTTAAGGCGCTTATTCTCCTCAAGTATGCTTTGAGCCATCCGTAGAGCTTCTTCTTGCTCACGGTAAGCTGCTTCCTTCTCCCTACGCTCGTCGTGCCAAGCTTTCTTGTACTGCTTAAACTTAGTAACTACTTCTTCGGGATACTCACCGCCGTCCTCTGGGGCTTCCAGTGAGTTAATAATATCTTTAGGGAGGGGTTCCTTACCACGATCCTCTTCCGGTGTATCGTCTTCGATCTCGACGGTGAACTCTTCTTCATCCTCGTCATCCTTCATAGACACCTTAGACTCAAGTTCGTCAGGGAATTTGTACTCTTCTTTATCAAAATCTGGCATATAGCCTCCTTATGCTCGTGAAATACCGCGTGGATCGTCAACAACCGCTTCAACTGAATCATCATTAATTAGACGGAACTCGCGTCCATGAATCTTCAATCTAGTACCGCTGTTCGGGCGTGCGAGGATAAAGTCTCCCTCTTTACACCACGGACCTGACGTAAACCGTTCACCTTTATAGGCGTCTGGACCCAACTTCACGACAAAGAAGACCGTACTAAGGACTTCCTCATAATGCTTAGTTGTATCTGCCTTAATTAACCCGCTCTCGTACTTCTCTTCGATCTCAGGTATTGCCACCAGAATGTGATACCCAGATGGGGTAGGCAGTTGTGTTGCTCTTTCTTCCGCTGTTTGTGGCAGGGTCGAAACTTCACCGCTGTCTGTAGCGATTACTATTTCAGTCATCGTTTTGCTCCATGTTTTTTGCGAGGTCTACAAGATAAATCTCCACTGCGGAAAGGCCTCGAATCTCGCCGCAAATGAATTGGTACTCGTCATAGGTCTTGGCTGCTTTGTTTGCCAGCGCATCGGATAGTTGTGACCGACGCTCCCTTATTTCTTTAAGTGCCGCTTCGATTATGTTCACTTATTCTTTCCTTTTTGTGGGGGTTTACTAATAGACGCTTGCTGCATACGTTGTTTGTTCATTTCCATACCTTGACGGAAGCCTTCCAGCTCCATTTGTGTATCATTTCTTTGCTTATCTGCGGTATGTTTCATCGCCATATTCGCCCCAGCAATCTCTTTCTGCGCATTAATTCGCTCCATTTCAATCTGCATCTGCTTGTCTTTTGCAGCCGCATCGAGTTGATCTTTCGCAATCTTGCGCTGAACCTCTGCTTGCTTGATCTGCAATTCTTGCATTTGCATCTGAATGATAGGGTCTTGCATCTGCTGCTGAGCTTGCTGTTGTTGAGCTTCTTGTTGGTTACGTTGTAGTATCTGTTGTGACGCTTGAGCTGCCATCTGTGCGATACGGTTTTCCATTTCCTTCGGTATCTCTTGATCATCGTCATCCTCAAAGTCAGGAATCTCCATACCAATAGAAGCTTCAATCTGTTTCTTATACTCATACCCAACATGCTCGTTGATGTGTGCGTGCATGGCTGCCATCATTACTTGTGCTGACTGTGGGTCTTGTCCTACGATTGACTGTATCTTCGGGTCTTGCATCGCTGCCATGTGTACAGAAATATGCGCTTGATGATCTTGGAATACAAACGCTTTAGCAGGTTTGCCTTTTAAAATGTCGATATTTTCTGTAACAGGGTCGCGTGGACGTCTGTCTTCATTCATCGGTACTAACTTAGCTGCGTTCTTAATACCTAATACTTCAATCATCTGACGATGTAGAAGTGGCATGTCATATAGCTGTGGTGCTGATTGAGCTAACTGAAATACCGCCTGATACTGAACAACCTTTTGCGACATAGTCGCAGCGTTTGGATCAGAGACAGGTATAACATCACACATGTCGTAATCACTTTGCTTTGCGGTTCTATTGCCGACGTCTGGTTCATACTCATAATCAGGTGGAGCAAAGTCACGTACTATGTCTTTCAATAGACGGAACTCTTCGTGCATAGCGTAGTGAATACGCGCTTGAACCGCTGACATTACTTTCAGGGTTCTCTCTAAAATAGCTAGTGTGGTTCCAACTGGGGAGTTAGCGGACATATCAGATACTTTCATATCAGCCGCACTAGCAAACCTACGTCCATCTTCAATGATCTGATTCATCAAAGAGGCTAATACTGTACTTGGCTCCTTGTATGGGAGCATCATGATGTTGTCTTTAACAGCACCACTTGGTATATCTACGTCACGGAATTCACCCGGTGCGATTGGTGTATCGTCTCCTTTGATTCGCATCCCGCGAGCTTTAAGTCCACCCGGAAGGTTCGAGAGGGTCCCTGCATCAACGAGTTGACGGAGAATGGATGTGCCTGACTTTGCAAAAGCTCCGATAAGGTGAATGAGACCGAAGCAGTAGAAACCAAAGCCCGGTATATACCCATAGTGAACGAAATGGTTTCGTTTTTGTCTTGTTTTGTCATCAGGCTTCCAATTACGACGGATAGCTAGAATTGTTTGTGTTGACTTCTCAATAGTAACTACGTAAGGCAATGCTATACCGTCTTCATCTTCAAAGCCCGGTAAGTCTAAGTCAACATGCATCTCTAAGAGCTTGTAACGATCATCCGTTGTAGCTCTAAAGCCTAACTTCTCTGCAATCTTCTTCTCTACTTCTTCAATAGAGTTAACAGGGTCACCTAAGTCTGCATCTAAATAGAAGCCCGCTACTTGTAGCTTACGTAACTCGTTCTCAGTCTTACGCATCACATGTGTAACACGCTCTGCCGTTTTGAGAGACGACGCGCCGTATGGAACAACTACATCTTCAGATGGAATGTATATCGCTGTTTCACGATCTAATGCAGGATCAAAGTAAACCTTCTTAAACGCATTACCTGATAAACCCAAGCCCCATAACAAACGTTCTTGTTCAGGACGATATTCAGGCATACCTTCTGTTAAACGGAAATTCAAGTCAGCTTGAACTCTATCAGCAGCTTGTTTCTTCTCTGGTGTTTCTTTACCGATGATCTTTGTCTTAACAGGACCTGACGCTGGGAACGTCTCCATGATTGTTTCTGATTGAAACTTAACAAGTGCTTCTGTTAATAGTGGATGTGTAACACCACACGCACCGTTCCACGGTTCAGTACGTTCTTCTAACTTCATACCTAATAGATCAAGACCATCTACATAAGTCTGTATCCAATCCTTGCGGCTCGATACATCTTCTTCATAAGCATCAACTAATTCACTAGCTAACATAGCTAGTTCACTATCATCAATATACTCAGCTAAGTTAGCCTCGAAGTCTTCTTCGTCCATCTCTTCTTTTTCAATATCAAGCTCAAGATCACCCGCGCGAATACGCACTGCCTCTGGGTCCTCGATCTCAATCTCTAATGGCTCTGCCTCATCTTCCATAATGCCAAGAGGCGCTGCATATAAACCTTTTTCAATGCTCATGATAAATTCCTAAAAATATGTACGGCACGACTTTTAGGTGCCGGTTCCATGTGGTGTGTATTCAATAGTTCTCGATCAAGTTCAAATGGGTTTGTCTCGAACCACTTATCTACGTCCTCTTTCGTTGTTTCATACGGGTCTTTGTTACCGTACTTAGCTTGTTTAAGTAAACGGCGGTTGTACTTCTTTACCTTCCACCAGAACTTAATGGTCTCGATAATAGTCATCAGTAGTACGCCTTCTTACGTTTTGATTTAAACAGCTGTATATCGTCTTTCTCGTCCGAATCTAAGCGAATAAATCCGCCCTGACGGAATCTAAGTAGTGCTAGTGTTGTCGAGTCAACTAAGTCATCGTTAATACCTGCTGGGAAGTCGTTACATTCCTCAATAACTTCTTGCGCCCAGCGTCTCTGTGGGGCAAATACTATGCCCCCATGAAATAAACTTGATACCGCATTTACACGGGAAATCTTGTCTTGTCCCTTGCCCGGTGTGAACTCTTGTACTGGCACACCCATCCTTCTCATCTCTTGGTACAACACTGAGCCAGAAGACTTTTTCTCCACGATAAACGCATCGGGTTCCCACTGACCGTATTCTTCAAGAACTAATGCTTTTAATTCAGGGTACTCCATGCGCTTCTTAATGCTGTTCAGTAAGATTATTGCATAGTTATTAGTCTCTTCATTGAAGAAAACACCCCATGTTGTAAGAGCGTTAAAGTCAGATCGGTTGTTCGCTTCTTGTGCGGCATCCAAAGACATAATCACAAATTCGCATTGAGGTGGGTCTTCTTCTTCCCATATCTGCCACCACTCTCTTTTAATTAGTGCGCCTTCTTCAGAGGTTGGCTGCTGCATGTACTGGGCGTTCCAGTAGCGAATATCCATACCCGCTTTTTTAGCAAGTAGTTCTTCTGCCGACCAAAACTCAGGCCAAAGTACGTTGTCGTTCTCATCAATCGCTGGAAACTCAACTACTTCCCACTGATCTACCCCTTCTGCACGCTCCATCTGCGTAATAATCTGACCAGTTAAGTCCAACTTCGACCATCTTGTCATTACGATGATGATCGCCCCTCCGGGCATGAGACGCTGTAGAGGACCCGATTGGAACCACTCCCATGCTGGAATGAACACGTCCGGTCGTCCTGTTTTTGCTTCTTGTTCAGAGTGTGGGTCGTCAATAATGAATAGGTCTGCACCCCTACCAGCAAGAGCGCCGCCAACACCAATAGCAAAATATTCGCCCTGAAAATTAGTACCCCAACGTGAGGCAGATTTCGAGTCAGCTTGTAGCTCAATTTGTGGAAAAATGTCATGGTATGGCTCTGAACCTACTAAATTCCTTACTCTACGACCGAAATTCACCGCCAAATCCGCTGTATGTGACGCCATAATGATCTTTTTTTGTGGATATTTACCCAAAAACCACGCCGGAGCGAGATATGAGATCAATTCTGACTTGCCATGACGCGGTGCAATGTTAACTATCACCCTTTTCTTCTTGCCAGCGGCAATTTCTTCGAAAATACGGGCTAATTTATAGTGATGTGGACCAACTTTGTAGCCCGGATAGACGTGTTTGACGAAATCTAGGAACGAATCTTTGCTTATTTCACGAGTTGTCTCTTGTTTATACTGTTTTAATAGCTCAACTGCACGGCGTTTTTTATTGTCCGGCATTGAATTTAACGACGCACGTATCTTATTTATATGTTCAGCTGTTAATTTAAGATTCTCCAAGCCCACTAGAGACCTCCCTGACTTCTACATCGGTTATCTGATCTTCTAACGTGTTCAATATACTGAACAACTCGGTCTCAACCTCTTCAATAGTCTGCACTTTGTGCGTTACTTCGCTGCGTTTCTTAAATGCATCAACTCCATCGACCTCGCCTAGCTTACTTAGGGCAGTTATTCGTGCCTTTGCGTCCTTTGCGTTCTCGACTTCTGCTATTAATTTGTTTACGACGTAGAGTTTTAAATCTGACAACTCTTCTACGATCATGCAGTTGGATTGTGCAACCATACCTGCAAGGTATGCCATCACCTCATTAGGATATTTAGCAAACTCAGGTCGCATCGTGGGGTTTTCTATCATCTGACGTGCAACTTGGCGGGCTTCTTCCATGTGCGCGGGTGTGGGTTCTATGGGAACCCCGTTTAAATCTGAGATTAGTTTAATAGTCTTAGCCCGCATTTCTATTTCTTGCTGGGGCGACATATCAGGCAGCGCATCCATCGCGGAGGCTGGCAGAGGAATATCTTCTTCGATGTTGGGGACAATAACGTTCATGTAAGCGTTCTGTGGCTTGGTGAACAATTAGCGCAATATAACACGAATTTCTAGAATGTAAAGACTTGTCAATTTAGCAACTGAGTTTTGGAAAATTTTTGCGAAATATTTTTTGGTGGGGCGTGAGATTTCAAAAAAAGTGGGATCGTTTGTGCAAATCTAAGAGTATAGGAGGCGGCGGGACTCCGACCGCATATTTGGGGGGTGGGGGGTGGTAGGGGGTAGGGGTGAAACATAATGCTAGTTTGGCTTGACATATATAGATAGTAGAGGTACATTAACAACTGAGCGATAGACACGCTTCACCTTATAAACATCATATGGAGTGAATCATGAAATCAGAAAAGTTATGGTTAGTTGTAACCGCAGCATGTGCAGTAGTAGGTATCACATGGGGCTTTGATGTAGAGCAAGGTAGATGGATACAGCAAGGCATATTAGTAGTCGCAGGTGTGCAGATTGGTTTAATACTTAATAACATTTTTGTGAGAGGTGAATAATGCATTACGACATAGATTACAGCGGCATGGACGCAGCAGCAGCAGAAACAAAAGCAGAGCAGGACTGCATTAAATGGTTAGGTAAGCGCCAGTTCAACAAAGTAGTTGGGCTTCTGCAAGCTGATCAGCAAAGCAGTAAGGAACATATGATCCGCTTGGGTCTTGCAATGCAAGGTATTCAGGGCTTTCCTGCTGAAGTAATGATTCAGAAGTATTGGAAATAACAACGGGGGCGAAAGCCCCCCAACTTTTAGGGAGTGAATAATGATTGCAAAATCGGACTACAGCATATTAGAAGTATTGATGACACGCGACGGCTTGAGCCGGGACGAAGCGCAGGAATGGATTGACGAGGTACGCGAAGCAGTAGCAGAAGGTGAAGACCCGTTAGAAATGTTGCACTACGAGTTTGGTCTTGAGCCAGACTACGTATTCGATTTACTTTAATCAACCGGGGCGAAAGCCCCACTTTTAGGGAGTGAGTTATGAAACTCGTATATTCGCAATCAGGTAAGGAAGTAAAATCAGGCGACCCGGTGCATATAGATGGTAAGCCATACTTTGTAATGGATATGCGTGAGCCACATAAGCCGAGTAGTACAGGTCGCGTGCTATGCAAAGCGATGGACGACAAAGGCTGGGTGCATGAATGGTATCCCGGTGTTATCGGGGCTGAGTGGGTAGATGTAATGCTAGATGTGAACGACTAAGAGAGGGAGCTTCGGCTCCCTTTTTTTGTGCCTGATGGCGCTTGATACCAGTTATTTATTGTCGCGCGCGAATCTGCGCGAGCATGCCGAGCGGGCTTATTTATTGTTCCACGTCATACATTAAGCGATATTTAACTTGACATATAGAACGATTATGCGTAAATTATGTCTTACGCGATGTAACAAACCGCGTATTTTTATTAACTTAATTGGAGTGTAATATCATGGCAAAAAAAGCTATCGTAGAAAAAAGCATTAACCTAGTATCCGTTCGCAGTGCAGCACTTGAACAATCAAAAGCGTTTGACGCAAGTGTTAGCGTTATCAAATCGGTTGCTGCTTATATCAAAAGTATTGACAAAGATTTTGCACAACCTAAACACAAAAATGAAGAACTCGAAGCAGAGCTAGATTCTGGATACAATCAACACTTTGCAGAGACACACAAAGCAGTGCCGTACATTATCACCAGTGCGGGCGATTTTGCTAACCTATCAGATAAGACAACCTTACCTGAAGGGCATCACGTTCTAACCTATTCATATGCTATCAATATGACTACGGTTGAATATAACAAAATCGAGAACAAAGGTTTAAAAGCGCAAGTTAAGACAATGCGTGATGAAGCTTCAACCTATCGTTCTAATCGCAAGAGTGACATCAAGAAAGCGATTTTAGGTGTTACTAGAAAAGCTAGAGCGGCAAATAAAACTTTGTTCGAAGCTTGGCAAGCTTTCTTCAAAGACCAAGAAAAGAAAGTTACACATGGTAAGCAAACTGGTGATCCACATGCGGACATGGTAACTTTCCGCTTAGCTCGTGACGCATTTTTCGAAGTAATTAAAAAGCGTATCCAGTAATATTGTTTTAACTCACAACCCTAGACTACGGTCTAGGGTTTTTTTCTTAGGGGATTATTATGATTCAACAAGATTTGAATTCTATTGATGGATACATTAAGGAAACTGTAACGCATTACTATAACGGCATATTAACGCTAGTCGAATTCAAAAATGCAATTGATCGGATTGGCGTTATCGGTGACGTATCAGGTTTAATTGATCCCGCCACTGGATTAAGATACCCATAACCCACAGCCCTAGACTACGGTCTAGGGTTTTTTTTCGCCTAGACAAATTGAAACCAGTTATATATTGTCGCGCGCGTGTATGTATGCCCGCGTAAATTACGAAATCTCATCAGCCATGAGAACAACAGCCGACGCCCTGCCTACGCCCAGCCACTTAATTATCAATCCATGTCATGCGTGGATTCTATCATTTAATTTTTTCTTAAATGACGCAGCAGGGCTAAATTCTGTTCCGGTAATTCTGTTGTTGTTCTGGTAACGGAACAAGATTTTACTTTTAAAATCAAGGACTTAGCTGCTTGTTCCAGTGTTCTGGTCTTTTTAGGAGGTATGGGCTGAAACGTGCGTTTTTTGCAGATTGTTCGAACGGCTCGGCAAGTGCAAGAAAAAACACCTGCGGGGGGTATATACCTTTTTTCTTCCGGAACAGAACAACAATATTATATATATTTTTAATTATTATTATTAATAAAGACTAGATTTTATGCGGCTTTTAGCCCGATTCATACCAAAAAGTTCTTGTTCTGGCAACACAAAAAAACCGGAACAAAACCCCTAAAATCCACCAGATCTGGTGGAAAACAACCCTTTTCTGTTCTGACTCTGCCCGAACAGCCGGAACAAAACCCGTAAAAATAGTAAATTAAACCTCTTCCTGTATATGTCAACTTATAGTATAATAAAGGTAGTGGGGAATGGAAGCGTACAGCCCCGCTAAATATCAGTCCACGTACTGCGTGGATTTCAATAAACCTTTATGGAGTGAATCATGGCAAAACTGAAAGACCACATCATCAAGCAACAAGTACCTCGACACATGGTACATGCCATTATCGAAAGAGAAATAGAACTAAACCGCAAAGTAAACCATGCGGTAAACGAACATAAGCATCAGCCAGAAGAGTTTTTATTCAAGGCAAAGCCCCCGCTACCTGAATGGCAAGCCCCAGTATCTGTACACAGACTCAACAGCATTAAACATCAGTCCACGCAGACATGGAGCGAAGATATGCCAGACCTTGAAGGCGAAGCGTTGGCAGATGCAGAAAAGCAGTTCGACTACGACTCGTGGTTGGGCGAGCATGGGATAGGGGAATAACATGAGAGAGAACGTATTGATTCTGTTCTACGCCAACAAAGGCGGGAACGTGATGGACAAGGGACATATACCCGCACAGCTAGGCTGCGCTGCGATGGTCAACACATGGGTAGAGAAACAATTAATAGAGCCATTCAATCTGTATAACGAGATTGTGGTCAATATCCACAGCGTTGAAGGTCGTGGTTATGTGATCGAGTTCAAAGAAGTTGATTGGACTCATTGCCTACAAAACAGTTTGCTGCGTCGGATAAAAGAACAAGTCATGCAGTTCGTTGTGGACTTTGACTTAAAAGATTATTACACGTTGAGCGACTATGCGATGGAGATTGCTTGCGTAAGGCTAGACGAGAGCAAGTATTCGCATGAGCGTTATGGCAACCACAATTATGGGATAGAAGTTAAACACACAATAGATGTACGGCACGAGATGTTGTGTCCGGTATCGTTGGACAATTCAGATTGGATAGAGGAGAACAGACATGGGTTATAGATCGAATGTAGTTTGTTTAATGTATGGCAACAACGACATAGGTGACAACACTATCGTCAAAGAGTTTGTTAGATCACGAGTCGAAGCGTATTCAGGTGACGGGGCGGCTCATGTTAAAAATGCGTTTAACTATGATGGGTGGGGTGTCACGTTTCAAGCCGATGAGTGGAAGTGGTACGAGAGTTATCCAGACATTATCTTTTTGGAAGCGTTGTTCGACGAGTTCGAGGAGTTGGTGATCGGTGACGATGCGAGCAATACATCTTATGGGTTGGAGTTTATCCGTATTGGTGAGGATACCGACGACATCGAAGAGCGTATGCGTGGGGCAATCGAGGGGCGGCTGTACATCGGTCGCAGTATTCATATAGATGGGGATTGAGATGGCTAATGATACACATACACCAGAGTGCATGGTATGCGGGGCGGAGTACGAGTTCGGCAGATGGAAGATCGGCAAGAAAACTTGTATGCCATGCGGTGATAAGTTGGCGGTAAAAGTAAGGGAATCATGGACTGTACTCACACCACACAAGCAAGGTGCAATGTTCTTTACGGCAGAGTCAGCACTTGAAATGGCGAAGGGTATCAATAACAAGGGAGGGTTGATCAAATGAAACCGATGAAACTTAAACCCCGCAACCACGTAGCGAAGGCTACACAAAGTGGGGCGGGTCGGCATATAGATAAGCGTGAGGTATGGACTAAGAGTCACGAGAGATTTAATCAGATGATGGACGAGTTGCACATCGGGTCGCTTCCGGATGAAGAGATGCAAAAAGTAGCCCGTGACAACCTAAGAAAATTATCACTCCGTCGGAGGGTGGAATGAAATATAGATCGTCGTATAAGAAAATAATTAAAGATGCACAGAAGATGTTACAGCGTAACAAGTTGCCTAATGAAGTAAGAGAGAATCTTTTTAACATTATTAATCAAACGAAAGGGAGAATGGGATGGCGATAAATATATTTGAGCCTGTAGAGGTGCGACCGTTTGAGCGCATCGAGGGTGTGCAAAAGATATACCGATTCAGAAACGCTACTGGTGCGAGTGTCATCAAAGGTTCTCATACCTATGGCGGTGAAGAGGGTATGTGGGAAGTTGCACCTGTTTACTTTGTCGGTGCGTCAAACTATGAGTTCGAGTTGTTCTACCCGAAGGAAGTATGCCCCGATGGGGATGTGATCGGGTGGTGCGAGGACGATGATGTAGAAGAAAAATTAGCGATACTCAACAGTCTTTCGACAGCGCAAGTAGAGGAAGCGATTGGCAACCCGCCATTTGCAATAGTTTGTAGCGAAGAGAGGGAGTATTACGACCGGTCGAGCGTTCATCAAAGTACGAAGTACACGACACCGCAAGAAGATATACATAAAGATGAGGAGGTATGACATGGAAAACTTTTACGAGATAGCAACCATAGCTCTAGGGGTGTGGGTGTTGGTATTACATAGTCAGAAGAAGAAAGCTAAACGCATGGTGTACAAGTTGACTACCTGTCTTGACAAGATTGCACATCACAAGTGGCAAGCGTTCGAGACCGATGACGGATTCGAGGTAGTGGACTCGTCAGATGGTGAAGTTATGTTGGGAGTGCGAGATGCTGCAAAGCATAAGTAACTGGCATCTATTTATCGTCGGGGCGGCTTTTGTCGGGCTTGTTTTGCTCGGTGGATTCGTCGCTCATTTATTTCTTTACGGAGACCTACTCAAATGGATAATCAAGACCCTGATTTTATCGTGTACCTAGCCTGTGCGTTTGTTCTTGGCTTTATCGTCGCTATGGGTATTTTTATACGAGCCGGATGCTAGAAATAGTTGTTTAAACCTATTGTGGTATAAGTCAAGTTATACTATAATAATAGGGTAGTAATTCAGTAAGTTAAATCAGTTCAGTTAAGTGTTTATTAAATATCAATCCACGTTCACATGGAGTCTAAAATGAATCTAGAAAAACCGAAGCACATTACGTCACTTGCAACAGCAGGTTTATTAGTATCAGTCGAAGTCAACGTATGGTCAGCAACAAAGCAAGATCGTGCTATCAGCAATGAGGTTACTACCGCAAAGAAAGCCGATCAGAGCGCAGGCAGATTCGTTAAGAATCTCTTAGCCAACAATATCGACCACAAGAATCTATTGAATTATCGTCAGACTGTTTACAATTGGATGCAGCGTATGACGTATTCATGGAACAAGTCGCAGGATTATCTACCGCACGTTAGCTTACCTAAGTTCATGCAAGAGTTTCATGATCATGAGGTCGAGTTCAACAAGTTGCTAGATGTGTTCTGTAATAACTACGCAACAACAGTTTCGAACATGGCGTTCGCTCAAGGTCAGATGTTTAATCGTAATGATTATCCAGATGTGGCAGAGGTGCGTAACAAGTTCGGTATCACACTATATACAAGCGAGATTCCACAAGGCGACTATCGTTGCCAGATAGCGCAGGACTTAGCCGATGATCTAAACAATCATTACAACAAGCAAGCGCAGAGTATCGTGCAAAACATTCTTAACGATCAGGTCGAGCGACTAGTCGATGTCATGGAGAGTTTATCTCATTGCTGTGACGTGGATGAGTACGTTGGCAAAGACGGTGAGATGAAGCAGAAGAAGCGCAAGATTTACGAGGGTACGGTCGATAAGGCTAAAGAGTATTGCCGTACATTTAAAGAGTTTAATCTCACGAACGATGCGAAGTTGGATGCAGCAGTATCGCAGCTTGACTTAGCGTTGCGAGGAGTTAATGCGGATATGTTGCGTGAATCAGACGCAGCACGTTCCGATGTTAAAAGTAGTATGGACGACATTCTGTCCATGTTTGCAGCACGTTAATTATTAATCCACTTGATACGTTGAAAGGTAAATAGATCATGTCAAAAGTAAACTTTGCAGAGACCGTAACAATCGAAGAAGCAGCGAATCTTATTCCTGTTATCTCAACCACAGTTGAGGGAGATGACTCTCACATCACGCCAATCTTTCTTAGCGAGCCAGGTGTAGGTAAGACTTCCATACTTAAGTTACTCAAACAGAAGATGGGTGATGCTTATGATTACATCTACGTTGACTGTCCGTCAAAAGATTATATGGACATAGCCGCAGTCATTCCTAACCATGACAGCAAGTCACTAGAGCAGTACATCGGTGCGTTGTTCAAGATGGATAGTGACAAGCCGAAGGTCATCATGCTTGACGAGTTGTTCAAAGTTCCGAAGTTGATGGGCGTTATCTATACTCGCTTGATGCTTGAGCGTATGGTGGGTGATCGTGAGTTGCCGTTGGGTTCGATGGTGTTTGGAACATCTAATAACGGAAGCGATGGTGTAGGGGACTCTGTTCAAGCGCACGTTGGCAATCGTGTAGCGTTGATACCGATGGAGAAATCCAATTCAACCAAGTGGAATATCTGGGCGGGTGAGAATGGTGTATCAAATACTATTCGTGCTTTCGTTGCGTTGAATCCTCGCATCATGGCATCTTACAAAGACGGTGGGCAAGAAGATAATCCACACATCTTTAACCCAACCAAGCCAAGTCAATGCGTGTCGTTTGCTTCACCACGTTCTATCTTCAAGTTGAATCGTGTAGTAGTTAATCGTGACATCATTGGTCACAAGGCGGCAGACGTTGCAATCGCAGGTATCGTAGGTCTTGCTACTCAGAAAGCGTTGTCTGTATTTATTGATATGCAAAGTCAGTTGATACCGATTAAGACAATCATAGCCGACCCCGAAGGCGTAACAATGCCAGAGGATGTAGCAGCGTTGTGCATGATCATGTTCAATGCGATAGATGAGATAACAACAGAGGATGAGTTGACTCAGTTCATGAAGTTCAATAACCGCATGAAGAACAGCGAGTTGCAATCTATATTCTTTACCATGTTGATGAGTAACAAAAAGACTGTGAAGTTGGCGTGTAATAACGACACGGTCAAGGCATGGACTAAAGACAATTACAAGTTTGTTTGATTGGAGAATCTAATATGGCATACCTAACAGACGAAGAGCGTTTGAAGAAGCAACACATCGCTCTCATGCGTCACAAAGAAACTGCGCTGTATGGCAGCATAATGATGATGGGTGAGAGTGCAATAGCTGACGGTGTACCTACTGCGTACACCGACGGCACTAATAAGAAGTATGGTCGTGAGTTCTTTGCTAAACAAAACGATAAGCAAGCGAGATTCTTAGTCATGCACGAGAATCTCCACGTTGCGTTGATGCACATACCACGTCACAAAGACTTGATGCGTGAGGATGCTACGTTGGCAAACATAGCGATGGATATTATTGTCAACAATATTATCGACAACCTTGAGGACAAGACTTTGTGCGAGATGCCAGAAGGCGGTATCTTAGATCATGCGTTCGATGGTTGGTCAGTTCGTGAGGTCTATAACGAGTTGCGTAAACAGAATCCTCAGCGACAGAAACCACAAGGCGGTGCTGGATCAGGGTCTGAGTCTGGTGATGGCGATGAAAATAACAGTCCATGTCAAGGTGGAGTGATAAACATCAATGGTAAGCAAGTGACTGTTAAGAATCAAGATCATCATGATATAGAAGGTGCGCCTAAGACCGCCGAAGAGATGAAGAAGTTGGAAGAGGGTGTCGGTCGTGCATTGCGTGAGGGTGGGATTCTTGCGGGTCGGCTCGGAGCTAAAGTTCCTCGTGAGGTAAGTGTATCTATAGAGAAGCCTCTCGATTGGAAGGAAGAGCTGCGTGAGTTCGTGACAGCATCGGTGCGGGGTCGTGACGAGTTGACATGGCGTAGGTTTCATCGAGGTCTATTGGCTAATGACATTCTTGCACCAAGTGTAGAGTCAGAGACAATGACAGAGATCATCATAGCTATTGATACATCGGGGTCTATCACTCAAGAGATCATCAGTACATTCGCAATGCAGTTACAGACTATCTGTGATGTATGCAAGCCTGAGACCGTGCGTGTTCTATGGTGGGATACTGAGGTGCATGGTGAGCAGGTGTTTGGTGGTGACTCGCCTAACGTCAAAGATATTCTTAAACCATTGGGCGGTGGTGGTACGCACGTTAGTTGTGTATCGAAGTACATCGAGCAGAAGAAGTACAACCCAGATTGTATCGTTGTGTTTACAGACGGCTATGTCGAAGATAATCCGGCTTGGATAACTGGCGTCGATACTTTGTGGCTCGTTACGCAAAATCGTAGCTTCAAACCGCCGAAAGGCAAGTTGGTCAAGATTGACAAGCTGTAATTAACAATCCACTCATACATGGAAAGGTAAATAAAATGTCTATACATCAAACGTATCTGCATCCTATTGCAGACAATACAATAATAACTGAAGAAGCAATACGAGAACACGAAGCGTTCCCTCTTCTAAGAGAGCTTACGCATAAGTATGGGCTAAAAGTTATTAGTAGGACAGTCGGTAGTAATCATCATTTAAGACTGTTACTCGCTGATGAGCAAGGCTTTCCTATTGCATCTATATGGAAAGACAGACAAACCGATGCGTATAACATTCGTGCGACTATGGTTGCTAAAGATCGTGGTCGTCATTGGGAAGATAAGTACACATACTATGCTAAGAGAATCTCTCACTTGATGAAAGTCATAGAGAAGGAGGATTTGTTACCTAAGAACAGCGAAGAGTTTATTAATAGAACATTCGGTACGAACATACGAGGTGCAATCATACGTATCTCTGAACAGTACGGTGAGATTCGTAAGAGTGGTCATTACTTTAGTGGTGAGGAAGTGCATAACCTACTCAAGATAGTTTTAAACAATCAAAGTCTCGATGA